CCTATCACGTCAAGCAATGCTTGGTTTAGTATAGCCATATATAATCTACCTTCAGGTGTTGCTACTAACTCGTTTCTTAATGACTTTTTAGACTCTACGTTTAATAATACATTAGACATTTATCATGGTTTTCTTTATTTATTTTTTTTATAATCATGCGATAATATACTTGCAACACTTTATTAACATTTTAAGGAACTATATCATGTGGACAACTCCAGCAGCTACTGAAATAAGACTTGGCATGGAAATTACAGCTTACGTAATGAACAGATAATATGCCTAAAACGCACAGAAAGGGGTCTAAAACCCCTTTTTGCGTTAAAAAGGTAGGTCACTATCATCTGCACCTTCAACAGCAGGTTTAGCACGTTCTTCTGACATCTGAACAGACCCACTAATAAACTTCCCATTTGGACCTTCTTTTACCCATCCTGATAGTGTAAATTCAATACCATCTACATTTAACTTACCTCTGTAGTCTGGTCGTTTAGGATTATCGCCTTTATCGTTCTTGTTTAACGTAAAAGTATTTGTATTGTCATATTGTGCCATCTATAGCTCCTTGAGTTTTGAAATTGTTGTATCTACTTCTTCTAAAAATTTTACTACTTCTGCTTCTAATTCTGCAATATAAGCATTATCACGATCTACTCGTTTAACCCATAATTGTAGGTTAGGTGGAAAGTTTGGATTATAGCTTATAAAATCTACAAAGTCATATCCTGCACAAGCCATTTGCCATTGTATTTGTGGTATGTATTTACTAGGAACGGATTGTGACATGAGTGTATTAGTATGGGTTGTTTCTATGGGCGATTTAATTTCAATTCCACCATTATCATTTACTAATGCACCGTCTGGACTAGCACCACTCATAAGAATAGTTGGATGTTCAAAAAAACCTACTTCATTAACTTTACCAAACTTTAACTCGTATAGCGTTCTTGCTTCATCTTCTCGGTCTATACCATCTTGCATAGCCTGGTTGATATATGTTTCTGCTTTCTTACCGGTCAACCTTTCTGATACAAGTTGAATAAGATAATTATGTCGGCTAGTAGATACGCCTGTTTTAGTCTTGGCTATGACATCAGAGATACGAGAAGCTGTCACCTTCCCTAATCTCTGTTGAAACCACTCTTCTGATCGTTGTTCCATTATGCTGCCTTTAGAGTTTCTACGAACTCTGCACATTGATCTCGTTCTTGTTTAGACATTTTTGCATATACAGACCTAGCTGCATCTACACCTTTGTCACTATAGGTTGATTTAAGTAATTCTAATGGATTAACTTCTGGTAAATCTTCACCACTATAAATGTATAAACCAATACCATGTAATGCAATAGCTTTAGCTAAACAACGTTGCATAGCTGTATTTACAGAAAATGCGTCAGGATTAGCAATAGCTTTATTACGATAATCCATAACAGGTAATTGAGCTGTCATAGTTTTACCAAATGCAGTTACAGAACAAAAGACCATAAGTGTTTCACCAAATTTAGCTGGTTCTTTATATTCCCATGTAGCAAGTGGGTCATGTTGTAGTAATGTATCAACTGCCCAAGCCCATGATAAATACGATAGATTATTCTTTTTCTCAATATGTTCTGATACATCAATCTTACGAAGTTCGTTATATTTACTCATCATCATTCTCCAAGTTTTGTATTATTTTGTTTCTCACATCCACCACAGCAGGTATTGTTATTTGTTCCAATTGTTCTAGTTCCTGCATCACTTGTTGATAAAACATTAGACTGTCCATTAGCTTTCTCCCATCTGTCATTATCTAATTGTAACTCATTATTCAATCTTTTCAAAATATCTGCAATCTTTTCTAAACCATTCGCCATATTATATACCCCCAAAACACAAAAAGAAACAACCATAGCCACTTGTTCATTATTTATTTCCTTTATTTATAATTGTAAATATTACTTTCTTTAATATGCGTAAATCCATTTATAATGCTTTTAGCAGTAGATAAATCACAAATATATAAGTTTTCTGGTTTATCATCTAATTTATTACCGTTTAAATGTATTACAATTTCTGATTTATGTAAAGTTCTTCCTATAATTTTTTGAACAACAACTCTTTTTCTAGCAATATATTTTTCACGTGTATATAAATTTTTACTTTTAATCAAGACCATTATTTCACCACTTTGCTTACTAAATGTTTGACCATTTTTATATCCTATTGCATTAATTCCACGCTGATTTTTTATTCTACATTTGTAACTACAAAATTTACTGTTTCTGTAACTAGTAAAATTTATATTACACTCATAACAAACGCATTGGATTTTATGTTCATTTTTATATTGAGCTTTGCATCCAGAAGAACAAAAAATTTTTTTTGAATTATAAGATAAAAATAATCCATTGCATTGTTTACATAATGTATGTTTATGTTCGTGATTTTTCCATCTTCTATGTGACATAGCAGTATTGCTACATTGAACAGAACAATATGTAGTGGGTCTATCTTTTCTTCCTTTTTGCTCAAAGTTTTTTTTGCAAACAGGGCAATTATTCATTATACAACACCTTCTATCTTACCAAATATCCATAAACACAAAGCTACATAACACCAAAATGCTATTACCGTTACGATCATTGTTTTAATTTTCATTATGCAGCTTCCTTTTCATTATTTAATTCTGAAATTCTTTGTAAGTTTAAAGTATCTTCGTAATTTGAATCCCATAAAGATTTATAAAAATCATCATATAAATTTAAATGTTTTTCTAATAATAATGTATCTGGCTTTTTACCATTAGAATATTTATGATAATTAATATCATATTCAGGCATAATAATAGCAACAAATATTATTGAATTTTTACGAACTTCAAGATATTTGTCAGATTCAAAAGAATAACAACCATTAGCATAATTCCAATATTTTTTATGAGTCATACCACCACTAACAACTTTATCCCAAATCAAATAACCTTTTAATTTGCCTTTTCTTTCGCCACGAGTAATTACAGGTAATTTGTTAATAAGTTCATCACCAAAAATTTTTCTTGCATAAGATTCACCAAAATCAGTAGATAAATATGCTTTTTTAGTTTCTATATGTGCTGTTGTCATAATATGCTCCTAAAGTTGACAATTGAACTTTAAACCTTCTAAAATTAATGTCAAGCATTTTCTATAAAAAATATAGAGAAATTCTATAAAAATATTTTGCAATTTAAAATTAGATGTGTTAGCGTCTTGTTCTATGGATATTTTAAGATTTGTAATATTAGACGAATTTGATGGAAAACCTATCAGAGCCTTTAGTAACAAGGCTTCTGCTAAATGGTTTTTAGAGTCAAGACCAGGTTGTAAGCTACAAGTTTTACCAAAAGCAAAAGTTGTGCCAATGACTGAACTATACGAAGAATGTTTATTTTAAGGAGATAATATGAGAATTAAGAACTGGGATAAATACCAGCATTACAAGCATAAAAGCGATATGAAGTGGTTTAAGCTCTATGGTCGTGACTTGCTTAATGATGCTGACTTTATGATGTTAGATGACCAAAAACAAGCTACTTTAATAAAATTATGGTGTTTAGCTAGTGAAAGTCAGGGTAGATTGCCACAAGTATCAGAAATAGCTTTTAGACTACGAAAATCCATAGACTTTATTAATAAGTCATTGATAGATTTAGATAAATGGGTAACAGATGCAGAAAGTATAGACAAACTCTATACAAAGTCTATAACAGATAAGAAGAAGATAAGATTAGATAATAAAAACCGTAGTGTGTTTTTTAATACATTTTGGGAAGCATATCCATCATCTGTTAGAAAAGTTAATAAAGTTGGTTGTCTTAAAAAGTGGGAAGCTAAAGATTTAGATTCAATCCATGATAAAATTATAAATCATGTTAATATGATGAAGAAGTCAGAACAATGGACTAAAAGCAAAGGTGACTTCATTCCATTGCCAATGACATATTTAAATCAGGAAAGATGGGATATGGATATAGTTCCTACTCGTAAAGTTTGGGAAGGTGGTATTTAGTGAACATAGGTGACGTAGTAGATCGTCTTACCGTATCGCAATCTGTCATACAAGAGTTTTCTCGTGGATATGGCACATCAGAGTTCAAGGTAAAATCAACTGATATATTTTCAGATGACCTTGTTAAATACTTTTCAGAAGAAATACACGCTGGTAAGTCACTAGGTTGGGTAAAGACTGAAGATAAGTTTAGAGTTCGTCATTCAGAACTAACTATTTTTACAGGTGTATCTGGTCATGGTAAATCTATGTGGTTATCTCAAGTCATATTGTCTATGATGCGTCAGAATACTAAATGTCTAGTAGCGTCTTTAGAGATGCGACCTGTGCTTACATTAGCTCGTATGATTACACAGAGTTTAGGATCACCAGAACCTACAGATGATTACATCAAGAAATGGGCTAATCGTGCTAAAGACTTGTTATTTATTTACGACCAACTTGGAGTCACCACATCTCAAGATATGTTTGCTACATTGTTTTATGGAAAGCACGTATTGGGTTGTGAAGTATTTGTGATTGACTCACTTATGAAGATGGCAGATATTTCAGAAGAGTCTTT